TCTTCCATAGTACACCCTAAAGCTAGGTCTTGCACTTCTGATTTTGTTAGTTTTACATCACTTTCAATCTCATAACTTCTAGTGTCCTGTGAATATTCATCGTAAGTATAAAAGTATTTTTTTTTCGTCATATTATCCCTTCTGTTCGTTGATTGGTTGTAAATATTCGTCCTCAATACCATCACAAAAATCAGAATGATCGCCTGTGTATTCGTATTGCTTGCCGTCTATACTCTCTGCATTTTCATCAACTTTTAAAAATGTTAATGTATGGACTTGTAACGTATAAGATTTTTTTTTCGTCATATTATCCCTTCTGTTCACTTGCGCTTGTTAGTTTTGATAGGACAGACGCTTGCGCTTGCGCCTGTCCCCTCCAGTTCTTTAGCCAAAGTTTTAACTTTGTAACGGGGTTGCTGTATCGCCCTTCTGTATTATACATCTAACACAAAACCGGTTTTATCATGGCGCGCCTTACCTTTAGCATATAAGCCCGCTATGATATTTTTAGGGTCCTTAAAACGTACGTCCGACTTATCAGCGTCTATGGCTTTGAACCCTTTAAATT